TGGCATAAGTCTCCATAACATGCCAATGCCTTTTACGGATTGCTCCCAAATAGAACCGCCATTGGAAACAATTCTTAATTGCAAAAGACCTCTATCAGCAAGACTGTTAATTTGCCTTCCATAAAAGCTTGTTGAATCAAAAGCTCGGTCAGTTGTAAGTCGTATTTTTCATTTTGGATTAACGTATAAAGAATAATGCATTCTAATAATGAGAGGAAAGAGAGACATATACGCCTCTCTTCTTTCTCCAAATGCTGAAAAGCTATTTATGAAATCATTCACCGATTAGTTCCTTGAATTTTCGATCAACCATACTTTCAAGTATTTGAAATTTAGATCCGTCTTCTATCGGTTCATCCCATTTATTATGCCAATGCCAAGTAAAAGCGCCATCATAAAGCTCTGAACTATCATTACCAGAAGCGTTTTTCTTGAATGCTTCAGGGGGATTACCCAAGCCCCACTCAGTATTAAACCATGCACAAGGAAATACAACCCAGTTTTTATTATACTGTCTTACTTTGTGATATAAGTCCTTTCCCCAACAAGTTGTGTTAGGAATAGCAGGCGTTCTTGCCAATTCGTTCAATAAATCATGACAAAGTTGGCTATACGCCTTAAGCCTCATTATAGCGCCGTTTTGACGAATAACAGGTTCATTCTCAAAAGTACCCGACGCTCCCCATTGATACATAAACTCATAAGGTAATATTGGACTAAAATCCCTCAACACAACAACATCCATATCTATATAAACGCCCCCATGCTTATGCAAACAAAGTAATCTGAACAGATCCCCACCAAGATAGCATAAAGGATCATCTATCAAACCCTTAAGCATATTTGCATTCTCAAGCGGAGAACTTTTGGATTGTTCGCTAATATCCCATATACGAGTTTCAACAAAAGGAAGTAAAGGCTTAAGATGCTCATTATTTTTCAAATCAACATTAGACCAAAGAATAAACTTTGTATTAGTGAGTTTTTGAGAAACTATAGCGGATTTTATTGGAAGAACTTGTTTGCGTGAAAATTCTTTAGGAACTCTCCAGTAGAAATGAAAAGTTACAGGATCGACAATGCTTGGTTCTGTTAAAGACTTAGCAAAATCAAGAGATTTCCTTACTCTATCAACGGTATCAAATAGATACAACTCTCTATTAGATTCTATACTGATCATAGTTTATTTCCTTTTATTTCCTTTTGAAGAGCATAAGAGTATTTCTAACATACCCACCTTTCGATTTCCATGAACCATCTTCATTAAACAATAACTTTCTAAGCATCAAAGATTTTTCTTCTAAATACTCAAAACCATAATCCGCAAAAGTTGTTATTCAATAATCGGCATTTTGACAATTAACATGATGGAATCCAGGTTGACCAGGAACCCTTTATGGGAGCCATCACTTTGTATTATGAGCCATTTCAAAGCTTCTTCCTTAAAACAAAAATACCGCACCCATTCCACCAAGTATCTTTTTCATCATAATTTGTAATAAACTCTTTAAAATACAAAGTATCAAGATTTAAGCTTTCAATAGCTTTCATAGTTGAATCTTTTACTATACTGGCGTTCCAGTCATCAACTATGAAAATAAACTCACTACTCATAACTTCTAGATATTTTACTATTGAATTTAAGTGATCTTGCTCATAATGTCTGCCATCATAAAAGTAAATATCAACTTCCTTAATCCCTAAACTTTTGGGATCAACACCAAAACAATCAACATCAAATATATTAGGGTTTGAACCTATAAAATTGTTAAAGTTTTTAATAAACTCATCCTTAGGACCGCCAAATTCTGACCAATTATCAATTAACCAATAGTTTTTCACTTTGCCAACATTACCGTACAAAGCTGATATACAACAACTGCCCTTCCATACTCCAATTTCTAAATAACTACAACCATGAGATATGCTAAGCAAATTATTTAAGAATGCTCTAAAAAGAGAACCGCTCATACCATGTATTGCAAGAATCTCTTTAGGCAAGTTATTGCCCATCAATAAAGCTTTATCAATCAAAGATATATATTTACTTTGCATAAAAAACATTACCCTCCGTAATAAAAACTTTCTTATATCCTGTTTGTGTCATAAAGTCGTGAATTTTTGGATCTCTATTTTCTATACAAACAAGACCAATATCATTAAGAGAAAAATCTATTCCTAATAAAACTTCAAAATCAACTCCCTCGCAATCTATACTCAAGAAATCTATTACATAAGGAACGGAATTCTGCATAAATACATTAGAAGTTTTTTTACATTCAATCTTATTAGTAACATATTTTGGTTCGTACATTGTTTCGCATCTTGTTTTGAACTCTTCACTCATTGTTGAGATTTGTCCAAATCCATCATATGTATCACAAAAGAAATCAATTTCTCCCTTATCCTCTTTATAACAACAAACATTGGCTAAAATAACTGATTTGTTATCTTTATATAACTCAGTAAGTTTCAAAAAATTACTATTATTAGGCTCAACTAACAATCCACTCCAGCCTCTTTGTAAAAGACTTCTAGAATTCGAATATCTCACTCCATCGGCTGCCCCAATGTCGCATAAAAATCCAATTTTATCACCAAAGAAGTGAAATATAAACGCTTCCTCTCCATATTGAGCATTCATTCTATAATTTCTCCTATAATTTCTCCAACATAATAATTATATTTTTCATTATTTGGAAATGGCGGCGAATATTGATATTTTGCGATGGTTTCTTGAATAAGCAGCATATCGTAAACCTTACTTATGATTATATTTAGTAAATGAAAAATCAAATAAAAAGAACCCTGATTTGCATCAGGGTTCTTGAAAGTTACTTGACTTTATTTTGAGTAGTAATAAAAGAGATTATCAGAACAAATTGTCAACCCGGAAAATTGAGTAATATTGGTTTCTGCGAGCAGTCAACGACTGACCATCGGCAGTACCATCTGACTTGAATACGAATGGATTGGAGACCAACCCATATCTTGTCTTAAAGCCGATCTTGGGCTGGAAAGAGTCTTGACCAACTGCACGGACCATCTGTAGTGGTACGTATGGGCAGTAGAACAGACCAGCGTCATAAGCAGACGAACCCTTGTAGCCGGTACACACGAAGTCCTTAGACAAGGTGGAGTAAGGATCAATAAAGACCTTGATCTTACCATTCAAAGTACCAGCGAAAGTGCTGCCGGTGTCGTCGTGAGACAAGTTGTTGTTGAGAGCAGGAGCATAATCCAGAATACCTGCATGGTTCAAGGCAGCAGCAACATCTGACGAGCAGATGATGAAGTTACCACGCCCACGACGGGTTTTCTTGGCGATAGCGTTTGCTTCGCGCTCGATCTGGAAGATCAGACCCTTGAACTTTTCGGCGGACCAACGACCGTTAGAGTCAACGTTCAGGTCGAAGATACCTGCGTTCTGAGTGGTGCCGGCGCGGCAACCCAACAGAGCGACATCATAGATTCGACGAACAACTTCACGGTTGATTTCTGCCAAAATTTCTTGGGACAGAATGTTAGCCAATTCGGTTTCAGCATCCAACCCGTGAATTGCCTTCAAGTCTTGCTGCAATTCAAGAGTGTATTCTGCCTTCAATGCTCTGGTCTTTGCTTCAACGACGGTCTTTTCGATGGTAAATGCCATCTGATTGAAAGCGTTGTTGGAAGCGTCACCCAAAGCTTCACCAACTCCAGTAGCCATACCAGGGGTAGGAGTGGATGCGAACGGATCGACGGCGCGAGTGGTATCAGTATCAAAGTTGAGACCAGCGGTGTAACCCTTACCGTTATATCCGCCGACGTTAGAGGTGGCACCGAAAGCAGTATCAGCTTCGACGAAGAGTGCTTCTTCACCGGTCTGGCTGTTGTAGCGGCTTCTCATTGCGAAGATAAGACCGGTTGGTCCAGTCATAGGCTGAACACCGCAAATATCATAAGCAATCAAGTTAGGCGCAGAACGACGCACCAAGTTGATGAGGATGGGGTCCCAAGTGGTGATTGCGCCACCACCGCTAGTTGCGATCGACGGGGAATTACCAATGTTGTTGACTGGCGATCCTTCCATCAGGGACAATCTCTGATTCTCCAAAAGCATGGCGGTGCAGTGCTTGCGGTATGAATCTTTGATTTCTGGATAATTGGCGCCTTCTAAGATTGGCGCCCATTTCTTGTGCAGTTCTTCGGACAAAACTTGGGTAGACATAAAATCTCCTTAATGAATCTTTTTGTTAATTGATTTACGATTTACTTGCGGAATCTTCCTGCCTGTTGCAGAGCGGCCGCAATAAGTGGGGACGTTTGAGTATCTTCTGACAGAACAACGGTTGAAGCGGATCCCGGGGTCGAGATATCGTCAACAATCGGAGAAGAAACCTTTTTATCGTTGGAAGAGACAAAACTTTCCTTGATGGTTTTCAGTTTGACTGCCAACTGTGCGGGAGTAGTGTAAGTAATATCTTCAACCAGCGTCAAGAATCTTGCTGCATCGGTTTCAGACAGACCTTTCACCTGCTCATTCACGATTTCGGTTCTTTCGCGAACACGATTTGCCTTTACCAATTCGGCGTTCTCGTTGATCTGAGCGTTTAATTGCTCCTCCAATTCGGAACATCTCTTGGTCAGGGCTTTCAATACATTAACGGAAGTTTCTGGAATTTCAATGGCGTGTTGGGTAAAAAGATTCTTAAGGCCACTGATGAAACTTTCGGAGATTTCAATTTTCAAGCCGTTATCAATTTCAAGTTTGTTTTCGATCATATACTCTTCGGCTACGTAATTTAGATACGTATCCAACTTAGATGCTATATCTTTATTGTGATTTTCGCGGAATTCTTTGATAGAACCTTGAATGAATGCATCATGCTCATCGGCGATCTTCTGACGAACACTGTTGACCTTATCGTTCAACGCTGCTTCGAAAATTGCGGTCAAACGATCTTTGAAATCTTCGGAAAGATCGGTTTGCTGATTCAGCAAATTGGTGAAGGCCGTTAGGTCGACCTCTTCTTCCTTCACCTCTTCCTTGTCGTCTTTCTTGTTGTGTTCCTTATCATCTTCCTTGCCGTCTTTGTCTTCTTCGTAGCCTTCTTCGTAGTCTTCTTCGTAGTCTTCTTCGTAGCCTTCCTGGGCCATGGGCACACAGTTGGGCACTGTACGTCCGTTTTTCTTTTTGGTGCCCACTGGATGGTAGCCCTTCCAGCAGGGATTGTCTTTGGGATCACGCAGTCCTTCTTCGTGGCCTTCTTCGTCGCCTTCTTCAGTTTCGTCGTCGCTCTCGTCATCTTTCTTTTTGTGTGATTCTTCTTTCACAGAAGACCTGCATGATGGAGCAGCGGCTTGCGAATTTACAGTTGCCTTATCAATCTCTTCGGTTCCGTCGGCTTTGAGAACTGGAGTCTTTCCTACTCCAGAAGCCGCGGCATTTTCAAGAATTGTTCTGATGGCTTTTAAGCCAGCGTCGGTTTTCATACAAATCTCCTGTTATCAATTGTTATTTATAAATCTTTAAAATTTGAAACTAACTAATTTTGCTGTTTTCGCAGATTTTGTTCAAATACTGTTCGAATATCCTTAACGATTCTGCTTCTAATTGTCGGGTAGGTGTTTTGCTGATGGTTTTCTTGGATTGTTCGATGAATTGCTCACACCATCCTTTTCCAGGAATATAAACCCATTCCGCACCTTCCATAATAGAACGAACAAAAGCTTTGGGGGCAGAAGGATCCGCTACGATATCCGCGGCGGTTCTGATCGATAAGTCATTTTTGACATACATGGTGCCGTCGTGGGCTTCGTGCAAACTTCCCAACGAACGTGATGAAACTCCGAGTTTTCCACCTTCGTCTAGCAGATTCTTGGCAATCTTTCCATAAGGCGTATCTAGAATTTTGGCCTTTCCGATAAAATCATTTTTTTCGCGGACCAGACTCTTAATCATATGCGAAACACGATCCAAGTTAATCGTTGGTCCCGCAGGATGACCCAATTCGCCGAAGGCACGATTTTGTGTTACATATTCATCGAGATAATTTTGTACCTTTTCGGCCAAAATATCAATAGGATAAACGCGGTTGTTTTTGTTGCGAACTTCGCCTTGCAAAAACACACCTTCAATGAAATATTGTTTAACACCCGATTGATCGTTCTCTACAAGAACGTGGACATCTTCATTTAATTCCTGAAATAACTTCATGATGCTCTATTAACTCCAGTTGGTTCCTGATAGACCGAATCCTGTGGTCTTGGCCAATTCAAGAATAACAGTGGCCACTCCGAACTTCGGAAAAGCTCCGGAATTGAATATCTGAATACTGTTGTCGCGGTTCGTTCCTTTCGTGGAATTTCGGAATACAAACCCGGTCTTGTCGATGGTGCCATTTCCGTTAAGATATAAGAACGGAACGTTTCCGGTAGAACCAGAAATTCCCCAAGCTAAAGCTATACCGGCAGTTACACCGGATGGAATACTCCAGGTCACGGTCGAGACATCAAGATTAACTTTGTCTGCCGGCACATTTGACAAGTATCCAGACAACTCGGGAGTATACACGCTGCCGGTTAATGATCCTTCCGCAGCTGCAGATGAACCGTCAAACGTAAACTTGACAACGGCTCTTTTGTGGGTTTCAGTTAAAATTTCTTTGGTAAAAGGGGGCATTTAGTCCTCACTGTTCTTTCTGCAAAAATCTTCAATTAATTTGAAGGTTTTTGCATTTTGGGAAAGCAAATATCGCATACGCAATTGATTTTCGTAGTTCAACTGGTCATGAACACTGGCTAGTTGCTTTGCCGTTTCGTATGATATAGTAATTTCTTCATTTGATTCCAATATATAGATTTTTGAGGTATTCAGTCGAATTGCCTCTGACAAAACATGAATAATGCTGCTGTCCTCGGCGGCAATTTTTGTTCTTAGGTTAGAGAAGTGTTTCATATCTTTTGAAACTCCGCGTCGTCCTCTTTTGGCTGCTGATCTGACTCGGCATCTGGCTGTTGTTCTTCGGTATCGTCGTTTGTGCCGGCAAATGGATCTTGCCCATCTGCGCCATCAACACCATCATTCAAATCAGGCAAATCAGGCAAATCAGGCAAATCATTCTCCCGAGCCGTCAGAAGGTTTTCTCCCAGTTTCTTTTCTTTTTCGATTTCCTTATCCATATCGGAAATTTCTTGGTCGTTGAAATTAAGAATATTTGACTGTATCCAATGTTTGGACAGCACGGTTCCAACGTATGGATCAAGCATATTCAGTAAATTTGCTCTAGCAATCCATATCTCATTGTTTTTGGCTTCGCTGTAATATGAATCTTGAATGTAGTCAAAGAAAACATAATCGCGAATCTTTTCGTTCCATTCCTCTTCGTTGCGAACGATATTTTTAAGCAATAATTGCTTCTTTAGCAAATCGTAGAATAACTCAGAGAACTTATTACGCAATCTTTGAATGAACTTCGAAAACCGAATTTCGTCTCTCGAAATTTCTGCGGCGCTGTTGCTGAAATTGATGCCGCCGGATTCTTGCCCCATCATACGGGCAGGAGGTAATCCTAAAGTCTTATACAACTTCTTCAAGAAAAAGTTGATATCTTCTATCTGCCCAAGATTCTGCCCACCCGGAAGACTCGTAATGTTTGTTCCTTTTCCGTCACGAACTGGAACCCAAAAATCTTCTAACATAGCCATATGGCGTGCGCCATCGGCAATGTTTCCAGTAGATACATCGTATACTGGTTTGTTGCGATGCATGTTCATCAAATTTTTGACATATGCATCTGCTTTTGTATTTGGAATATTTCCAACTTCAACCTGAAATAATCTTCGTTCAGGCGCCCGGGACAACCTGTAGATGATTAAGGCATCTTCCATGAGCCTTAATTGATTGATTGCTTTGATAGCCTTGTGCAGATATCCAATAATCATTTTTTTATTGGAATCATACAATCCAGACGTAACGTAAGAAATTGCGTCCGGGCTAATCCTTATGCCTTCCTTATCGACAGATGCGCCGCCGCGGAATCCGTCGTGGCGATACAAGAAATATTCTTCTTTATCGATGTATGTCTTATTGCCGTTCGGTAGAATCTTTTCCTTAAATTCTTTGATTTTTCGAATATTGACTGGGTCAATGAAACGTATGTCGCAGATGCCTTGTTTTTGATTGTTTTCGTCAACAATAACATGATGCACCAATCGACTGTCGATGTACCAACGTCGAAATAACTCATACCCTTTCGTGTTGAAATTAAGTAAAGTTATGATGGTGTCGAATTCTTTGGCTATCTTCTGCCGGATACTCTTTGGATAGTCAAGTTTATCGGTGATGATTTTGACCGGGCAAGTCCAATCCTGGGTGACAATCGCCTCTCCGACGATTTCTTCGATAGCTGATTCCACTTCCGGATGTAATGAAATGTCGCGATACTTCAAAATTAATTGAGTATCGTTGACAGCATGGTAATCTAGATTGATGTAGGACGAAAGAAAGCCACCGGCCGCGTATTCAACCGCCAGTGCGCCATCACCAGTTTCGGAAAGTGCAAACGATTCCTTTTTTTCAATATCTCGCTTGTCTTCCTTCTTTTTGAGAGGAAACTGAAATCCAAAAAGGTTCATAGTATTTGATTATCCAATCTTTAGCTAGAAGTTCCTTCCATCTGGTAATACTGATACTGCAAAGTAACAGTAAATTCTTCGATAGAGGTAACCGGGTCTTGATTCAATTCGATTGGAGAGATAGAAGATGGCCAGACATCAATGAAGGTATAACTCTTCACATCTTTACCACTTCTATCTTGTTGAGTAACGGTCCATTGCTGACTATATTCAGACAAACCATTACGCCCAACATTTGTTTCGACGCGATTGATGACATCGCTCCACTTTTCAAACGCATTTCGCAAAGCAAAATTGTGGTCGTTAAGAACAGTGATGGTCCACTCGGCAAATTCACGATCTCCGGCAAGCTTTAGCATTCTTCCCTGAAACGGCGCCGTAACAACACCTATAGTTACGGCAGGAATTTGTGCTGCTCGGCACAAAAACTGTATAGTATTTGCTGGATTCAATCCTGCCGCGGCAACAGCGGCCGCAGGAAATGTTCCATTAACCCGAAACAAGTTAGCTCTTGCACCACCACCAGAAAGTGCATTTTTGAAGTCTTGAATGTTCATTACAGGAAATCTCCCTTGATATTAAGTATTTAGAAAATTCCACACGGGTATTTCTACCCATGTGGCTTATTTGTTTGTTATGAAGTTGTCTTAAATCCTGGTTGATTCAACGAGGCGATTTCCTCGAACGAAACACCACTACGAGTTGCGACAAATGTAAGTTGAATGAAATTGATGGACTTAGCAGGTTTGATATAGATATCGGCCACAAACTGATTGGAGTCGATAATCTGCGAAGTGTTGTTGGTTTCGTCGCAGATAACCTTGAAGTCATATACACCACGACGCGCCTGTACGTCTCGCAAGTATGGTTCGATCATGCTTACAAATGTAGATCGAGTAAATGCATCATTGAACTCGAACAATTGATACTTGGCTGCAATTGCAACGGCTTTTTCCAGAACGATGAACAGACGGCGAACATTAATTCTGTCGAAGGCACTTGGTTTGGATTGGGCAGTCTTATCTCCAAACAACACAGTTCCTTGACCAGGAAGAGTTACAACTGGGTTGATACCGTAGGAGTAAATAATGTCGCGTTCGGTCTTCGATGGATTGAACGCCAACTTGATAACCCCGTTGATTTGCCCGCGGTTCAGTCCGGCTGGTGACCACCAAGGATCGTTGGTGAAATCTGTTCTGACACACAGGCCTGCGGTGTCGGCGTTCAGAGGAATCCAACGATCGACATCATTCCATCTGTCGTACTGTAGTTTGTAACCACTGTCGATGACGGCGAAACTGTTGTTTCCAATGGCATCTTTCAATGCAGTACAATTTGAGGTTTTTGTGCTGGAATTTTCAAGTGGATTTGAGTTAGGCGCAGAGAAGAAAGCGACACAATCCCGGCGGTTTCTTGCAATATTAGCTACGGCAGCAGCCTCGGGGCCAGAAAGGGCTCCACCGATAAGCAGAGAAACATCTACGAAATCTGCATCGGAAAACAATCCATATCCGGAAGAAGCACCAATAGCAGTAGCAATTTGTCCATTAGTTGGAACAATAACCACGCTGCCGGTGCAGGCGAAAGAAGCACATCCAGTTGTGCCAAAGTATGTTCCGGTATATCCTGTCGTGAAGTTGTTAATCTTCCCGAAAGCGTTCGAACCAGAGGCTTCGTTTCCTCGCTTGTTGGGAGTAATACCAGGAAGGTGATTAGTCCAGCGAACATATTTGGAGTTATCGTTGATTACCTTGGCATAGTAATTAGAAGATCCATCGGCGTTTTTGGCATCGATTGCCTTAG